GGACGCCCCCGATCCCGAGGCCCCCAAAATGACCTGGGTGCACTGGGTGCTCTACAATCTGCCCCCCGACTGTAAGGCGGCGTGCGCTTTGGCACCGTTTGACATTTGCTTTGGCACTAGACGGCCCCCGGTTTTGGGGGCCGTTTTGCGTTTGGTTTGGCACTGAGCCGGTGGGCGTTTAAAGGGAGAAAAACGACTGGTTGAAGAGTCCCTCCTGGACGCCTCTTCGGGTCGGGATTCCGTCCGGCCAGGTGCCGTAGATGAGCTCCACGCAGTCGCTCTGTTTGTCCCCACCTCCGACCGTGTATTTGTAGTCCACCTCGACCACTGCCAAATCCCTGAACAGCTCCCGAATCTCCGGGTGACCGTTGATGCTGATGAGCATCTGCCCCATGATGGTTTTGGCCAGGCGGGCCATCTCGACGTATTCCTCCCAGGGGAACGGGACGCCGTAGCCCTCGGTCTGCCAGTAGGGCGGGTCGCAGTAGAAGAGTGTGCCGGGTCTATCGTATTTTTCGATGACCTTGCGCCAGCTCAGATGCTCGATGGTGGTCTGCGCAAGGCGGTAGTGGGCATCCGCCAAGTCCTGCTCCAGAGTGAAAATGTTGAAGCGCGGCCTTGATGTGACTGAGGTACCGAAGCTCTGGCCGTCGACCTTGCCGCCGAAGGCCAGCTTTTGCAGATAGAGAAACCGGGCGGCCCGCTGCACGTCGGTGAGCGTCTCTGGCGGAGTGCTCTTCAGCCACTCCCAGTTCTGGCGGCTGGTGAGGGCCCACTTGAACTGCTTGTAGAGCTCCTCCAGATGATGCCGGACGACCCGATACAGGTTGACCAGATCGCCGTTGATATCGTTGAGCACTTCCACCTCGGAGGGCGGCTTCAGGAAGAAGATGGCGGCCGCGCCGCAGAAGGGCTCGACGTAACATTGGTGCTTCGGAAAGAGCGGGAGGATGTGTTCGGCCAGCTTCCGCTTGCCTCCAATCCAGGGGATGATGGGTTTGGACATTCGAGCCTTGTTCCTTTCTCATTTCAGTGCTAGGCTCGCCCCGCCGTGACGTCGCGGTGGGGAGCCTTGGCTGGCTCGCAGTCCCGGTTACTGTGGGTTGGTGGCCAAGTTGGTGTTGCTGCACCAGCCTGGCCGCTCCCTCTTTTTTTACCTGCCTCAACAGACCTCGATGCTGCGTTCGCAGTGGCCGGGGTCTATCTTTTCCAGGGCTCTGTAAATCAGGGCCTCCAAGGGTTTGCGCCAGGGGATTGTGCCCCCGTGCCGCCGGGCTTCCATGCCCAAGTGGTGGCTGATGGTCTTGTCCGGGTCGCGCCCGGCGACGGCGTTTGCGAGTTGGTCAAATCCGATGAGCACACGGACCCAGTAGGGCCATTGGCTGTGGTGTTCCATCCTGCCCTCCTATCCCAGCGCAGCCATCATCTGCGGGACCGAGTAGGGCTTCACCCATCCGGTAAAATCCGCAGGGTCTGGCGGGTCGGTCTCGGGCACGTTGGGCCACAGCCCTGCGGCCACCAGCGCCTGTCGGCGGTAGGATTCCGCATACACACCCTCGGCCCAGGCGGTCGTCTCGGCCGCCATCTGCTGCGCCGTAGGGTCCGTGGATGCTGCGAGGCGATCCACCAAGCGGATGCCGTAGGCGTCGAGCTGGCGCTCCATGTACCGCGTGGTGGCCTCCTGGAGCTGCTCGACGGCGGATTGTCGTTGCGCCTCCAGCTCCTCGACGGACGGCTCCGGGATGGGCACCGCGGCCACCCGCAGGATATGGCCCTCGATGATGCCGTCCTCGATGATGCCGCGCTGCTCACCGGCTGCCGGGGTGTCGTATTGCACCTCGTAGATGTGCCGCTCGATGAGTCCTTCAGGTGTCAAACGTCCGGGTTGGGTGCCCCAGGCCTGAGTGCGAGAGTCGCAGCGTTTGGTTTCGATATTTGTCATTGCCGGGTAGTCCGGCAGGTGTGCGCATAACTGGGGCATCGAACTCTCCTAGTCTATAATGTATGGCATGGATGGGGGGGCGAAATCGCTCCCCCCATACCGTGAAATTCTGCTTACCCTAATCTCATCAAAAATATACGGGCCAACATATGCCGTCGGGAAGTCTGGTCTCCACCCGACATGCAGCCCGCCTGATGCCAACACTCCAGCAGATACCAAGGTCCATCCTGATGGGAAGGATAGTTCATGTCGTTTCACACCGTTCTTGTACCAGCGGAGATAGTCCCCCTCTCGCTCGATAGAGATCAGGGCTCGCTCAGATAGGGCGAACGGCATCCCCCTGTCATCGAAATCCCAACCCCCGCCCGTGTTCGCACTGGTTTCGGCAGTAAATGCCATCGTCGTCGTATTAGCGGGGCCGACACCAGCAACTAACGCAGTACCCGCCGCCCAATTCAACACCGCATCCCATGTGCCATGAGTGTTGGTTTTCTCCATCCACACATCGATCGTCCAGTGCACCTCTGCCGCGAGTAGGTCTGTCACAATATTATCGATCGTGAACCCCTGGCCCACTGCATCTGCCGTGCGGTAAGCGCTCCCGAATGCGGGGACCGAACTAGGCAGCAGGGTATCCACAGCCCCCCTCATTGTGATCGTATAGTTGCCGGTATCGTCCAATGGAGGGTATGTCTCGAAGTGGATGAGGCAACTGGTCACTCCCACAGAGCCCCCGCCCTTCCTCCGCCTCAACCCACAAACCCTACTCATGGCGTCACCTTCACAAGGTATGGCTGGTCCACAATCGACCAGTAAGCGCTCCCTGCAATCCTCGCCCAGCTCACCACCTCCGTTTCACCTGCTGCCGTAGCTGCCCACTCAGACGGCGCCTCGATGTTCGCGGCGGCGAGTCCGATGGCATGTGGCCCCCCTACGTGAGTGATGGACACCACCACCTGAATCTCTTCATCAGCGGCGAGATTGTCGAAGATGTCGTCGATGGTGACAGCACCGTTGGCGTTGATATGGATGCGGGCGGGCTTGGATGCGTCCGCCCCGGTCACGTCGAGCGTAATGGTCCCTGATGGATTGTCGATAGTTCGGAACGCCCAGCGCCCGGCCCGGAAGCGGGCATTGAGCGCCGCCGCCGCGATATCTGCCGGATCCACCCACCCCGAGAGCACCCCCGCCTCGTTGGCCAGGGGGATTGCTCCGGGGGCGGGGGTGCTGGAGAACGGCACGGCGGGCAGGGCGGTGGTTGTGAGGGTGACGGTGGTCAGCTCCTGGGCCCCGGCGCCCTTCACCAGCTGGGCGACATAGGGCACGTACTGCCCGACCTGGTTGGTCGTTACGGCCAGCCGCTTGGCGTCGAGCCGCATGGCGGTGAGGCCGTTTGCGGCATCGAGGTTGATGCTGTCAGCGAGGGCCTGCACCACTCCGGCACCGTCCCAAGGGTTCGAGGTGTCGGCGTGAGTGGCGCCGGTGTAGTCGATGACGCCATAGACTTCGGAGGCGTCGATGGAGTTGATGACGATCTTGTCGATGGGCAGCTCTCCCGTCGTGGCCTGCAGACGCAGGTACGCGAAGCTGGATGCCTCGATACATTCAGTCGGTAGGTTCCGCACATTCCACGAGGCCCCATCGTTCAGTGACCACATCACAGCGCCCGTGCCAGTATCGCCGTCGCGGACCAGCCTCAGAATCAGGTGCTGAGCATCGATGTTCCACCGCCAGAACGACGTGGTGGTTTCGACGGCGGCCGAGATTGGATAGTGAATATAGAAGCTATCCCCGGGGCTGTACGACTGCATGCGGATTTGTGTCTCAAACGACGCGTTTCCATGGGTCAATGCCACGGCGGCGGCCCGAGCTCCGGCGGTCAGATAGCTGGCCGGAATGAAGATCGAGACATCGATGCTCTTGCACTTCCAACGGCTGTTCAGCACCGCCCCGGCTTGCAGGGTCAGTGCTCCGCCTTCGATGGTGGCCACGCCCGCCTGGGGTGCCCAGAGCGCCGGGTCAGGAGCGCTGCCATCGCCCTGGGTGAACTCATCCCCCAGCTCGTAATCGGCTGGGACCACATGCGAATGCTGCACCCCGTCGGCCCAGAGGCTATAGGTATCCCCCACCTCGACTCGGCCGGTGATGGCCATCTGCACCTGCTGGTTCTGGAGCACGCCGAGGATGGTCTCTCCCGGTGCGACCTCCACCGTCACGGGGGTGCGGGCGGCGATGCTGTAGGGGGCGCCCCAGCTGCCTGCCGTTTTAGGGCCGTAAATCCAGGCCCCGGCCAAATCCACATAATGATCCCCGTCCAGCCCCAGACCGGCATCGGGCGGGCCCTCGCCGCTCAGGATGGGCGGGCCGCTGATGCCGCGAGGGCCGGGGAGGCCCTGCTTTGTTGCGGCAAGCAGCCGTACCACCGACTTTTTGACAATCAGCTGCACCTTGCTCATGCCGTCCTCTCAATCTCGATGGTTCCGCTCCAGAAGGGCCATTCGGCCCCGAGACTGTCTTCGACCACGATGGAGTAGAAAATCCGGTTTGCCGAAATGCCGCTGTTCGCCTCTTTGAGCACTTCCAGGTAGAAGCTGTTTGCCTCAACAGGCACGACCTGGATATCCACGAGAGCAATGGCTTCGGGGGCATCCTTTACGGGCCTGGTACGGATCGCAGGAGTAATGGTGGCGCCGGTCAGATCCATGGGACTGCCGTCTGGGTTGTTGTGCTCGAACTCAGGGCTTCGCCAGTCCACCCCGGGCGTCATTTTCAGATTGAAAGTGGCGGGGAGGTCCTGCTCCTCTATGACAATGATCTCTTCGTTCATGCTTCCTCCACAATCAGGCTCAGCTCGGGCCAGCGGCGTTTCAGGTAGTCGGGGTCATGCTGGTGGGCGTAGGCCTCCACCTCGGCGCTCTTCTGGCGGTAGGGGACGGCCCGCTCGGTGACGTAGTAGTGCCAGGTCCAGCGCAGCCTGCCCGTCTCGGCCATCTGCGCCAGGTGGATGAGCTCATGGGTCAGAGTCTCCGCAGGCAGCGCATGGCGCAGGGTGTAGATCGTGCGGCCCAGCACCGTGGTGTGGATCTCGTCGGAGCCTGCGAGTCTGCGGGCGATGGTCACCAGCAGGCGGGCAAGGCGGGTGTTTTTGCGGATCGAGATGCGGATCGCTTTCATCTTCACTCCCAGACTACTATTTCGTATTTGACCAGTCGCGCTGAACTCGAGCGGTTTTCAATCACCAGGTGGTCCTTGTCCATTGCGGGACTGTCCATGTAGGGGCGCCGCTTGATGTACGCGCTAATTCCTTGCACCACCGAGTCATCAGTTACGTTGTGCCTGGTCGTCCCTTGGACCACTTCGGCCTCGTCAGAATAGACCGACAAGGAATAATGTCGATGGGCAGTCGAGTGCAGTAGCCCGAGTTGAGAATACGAGTCTGCTGGAATATTAATGGTCCCAGAAATTACGACCGTTCCCACCTTGACCGCTTGGCCCAACATCTCCTTCAGCTTGCTCACCGCCGCCAGAAGCTCCTCCCGAGCCTGGGAGGGATCGTCCCCGGCACCATCCAAGTGTGTTGTTGTTAAATCATCAATCGGCCATGTCATGCCTTCACTCCTTTCACTGCGGCGTCGATCACCGCGTCGGCCAGTTGGCCGCTTGCGTTGTAGATTCTCACCCTGGGTCCAACGACCGTGTCTTTATCCACCAGCTCCCAGCTCCAGCCGCTGCCCACGTTCTGCAACGCGAAAGAAGAAAGCTGGCTGATGACTGCGAAGGTTGTCTGGATCGGCAGGCGGATGTCCCCCACGCCGATGCGGTAGGCGCCGGTGAGAGTTGCGGTAATCAGGTCGTTGAGCTCCTCGATCTCCGTTTCGGCGGAGATGAGAATGACCAGATCCTTGAGTACCGGGATGCTGCCCGCCATGGTCACCCGCACCTTGAGATAGCGGGCGGTGAGCAGCCCCGGAGCCGTCCATCCGTTCCAGGCGACACCGTCGCTGCTGTAGTCGATCTCGATGGTGGGGCTGCCGTCGCCCAGGGCGGTGATGAGCGGGGTCACGGTGACCACGGCGCCCAGGTCGATGGCGGGCTCCTCGTAGCCGATGCTGCCCACCGGCGCTCTCGCCCAGCTGAGCCAGGTGGCCCAGGTAACGCCGTCGGTAGCGATATCCGCCCAGGTCTTGGTGTCGCGGGCGAGCAGGTAGTTGTTGTTGTCGACCCAGCAGTCGGTCTTGGTCCCGGCCCAGCCGCCCTTGCGGGGGTAGACGGCCTGGAGCACCCGGGCCATGCGGGGGTCGGCCAGGGTCGCCTCGATGTAGACGGGGGCGCTCTCGTTGCCGGTGGTATCCACGGCCACCAGCCCGAAGGTATAGGCCCCGGCAGCGAGCTGGTTGCTTTCCCAGGGGCTGCTGGTGATGAGGCCTGCGTGCAACGGCAGCATCTGGCCCCAGGTTGCGCCGCTGCCCAGCTTGTAGCGCAGGCGAAACCCGGAGTGATCCGGCGGCGGGGCGTCGTAGCTCCAGCTGAACTCCCGGGTGCCGTCGGGCTGCCGTGTCACCAGGAACTGCGTAGGCGCCGGGGGCGGCTCGCTTTTGCCCACCACCGTGTGGCTGCTGACCGTGACCCAATCGGAGCGCACCCCCAGGCTGTTGAAGGCCCTCACCCGCACGTCATAGGCCGTCTTGTCCTGCACGGGGGCAATCATCGTGTGCTCGCCGCTGGCACTCTGACGGGTCCACTGGCTTTCAACCGAGCGTTTAAACTCCACTTCATAGCCCGTTACAAAGGCATCATCAGGTGCGTTCCAGGTGGCCTGAATGCGGCTCACGATGGTGCCGTCCCCCGTGACCAGCAGCTGGGCGGTGCCGCTGGCGAGCGCCAGGCCGGTCGGGGGCGCACAGGTGAAGGGGTCGGGCAGGTTGGTGTTGGGTGCCAGGTCAATCACCGTGGCTTCACCGCCGTTCCAGGCGTAGGCCCCGGCGGCCTCTTCCTGCAGCACCAGGTTGACGCCGCCGTCGTCGGAGAGCTCCCAATCGAGCACCCGGAACTCCTTGAGGGTCCAGCCTAGCCGAGCGATGGAGAGCCGCACCGTGGCCATGGGGGTCAGCTCCAGGGCGACCAGCTTCAGCGGCGCCTCGACTATCATCCCCTGGCGGCCGCGCTCCAGAATGATCTTGGCCACGCGCTGCGCCCGGATCGGGTCATTGGTGAAGGGCAGCTCGATGTCCTGAAGGATCTGCTCGCCGCCGTCCTGCGCCTCGTAGGTGGGGTTGGTCACCGGGGGGAAGTCCACCGTCTGCCAGTCCTGGGCGGGGTCGATGTAGACGCCCCGCACCCCGTTGAAGAGATCCTTTCGGCTGGCCCGGGGCAGCACCCGGATGGAGCCACGCAGGTCGTCTTCGTCGAGATCCATCACACTTGGGTTGAAGGCCCCGGCGTAGAGCCGCCAGGCACCGGCGGCGAAGCAGGCGCTTCCGGCCCCGGCGGGCAGCAGCGTCTCCAGGTTGTCGGCAGGCGCCTGCCCGAGGCTCAGCACCCCATTAGCGGTGTAGCGGGTCTGGGTGCCGCTGGGGGTGGCCACCTGCTCGTCGCAGATGTTGGCGGCGGCAATCAGCAGGGCGTCATCGACCTCGGCGGCGGCCATGGCGAAGCCGAAGGGAGCCGTCAGGTAGTCGCGCACGCACAAAGCCCAGTTGTCACTCCAAGCGGTGATGGCGGTGCGGGGGTCGTAGACCTTGCGCCCCTTAACCCGGGCCTTGATGTTGGGCAGGCCCAGAGGCCAGACGTCCCGGTTGTATTCGAGCCGCACATAGAGGTAGGCGATGCCCTGCAGCCGGTGGTTTGCGGTCCAGCTCTCCACCTCGGCCACCAGGTCGGCGTCTGCCGCCTGGGTATCGCTGCCCAGATGCCGCTTGATCCGGATGGGACTGTAGGCGGTCTGCTCCACAGACCAGGGGACGTAGCCGCCCACCCCGGCGACGGTGAACTTGACGCCCACCGGCCCGGTAATGGTGAGCACGTCGATGTCCACTTCGCCGCCCGGTATCGTGCTGGCCACTGCGCTGTATTCGCCGTCGGCGTTGATGGAGGCCGCCCACGGCGGAGCAAACGTTTTTACGGTGGTGCCGGTGAGCGTGATACTGAGGGAAGGGTTGCCGCCTTCAATCTTCACGATGTGCGGCCTGCCGTACTGGTCGTAGTGCGACTCGGGCTTGTCGTTGAACCAGACCTCGCCGATCTCCTCCACTTCATGACCCGCCAGGGGGATCACCAGGTGCACGTATTCCTTCTTGCTGCCCGTCACTTCGGCCAGTACTAGGGGGCCGGAGACCATGGCTTCGCCGTAGATGATCTTGTGGTCCTCTACCGACGAACGCACCACATGCTGGAGGTCTTGCGCATGGATGGAGGGGCGTTTGGCCAGAGCGCGGGAGGCTACAGCAGCAACCCCACTGAATGCGGCCATGATGGCCACCTTCGCGAGAATCCCTGACGCACCGGCTGCGAGGGCGCTGCCGGCAATCGTGATGAGAGCTGGGACAACGGCAGGCATCAGTCCACCCTCCAGCTGCAGAGGCAATCGGCCAGCGGTACCCGGGTAAGCCCGGCAGGGGCGGCGAAGACCCCATGGGGGCCGACGCAGACGCCGACGGCTTCGCCCTGGGCGGTGGCGGCCAGCAACAGATCCCCCCGGCGGGCCATCTGGGGGCGATGCCGCGCTCCGAAGAGGGCGTCGACGGTGGCGGGGACGCTGCCCCGGCCGTAACGGGTGAGAGCCCGCTTGGCTCCGGTGGCGGTGCGGTAGCGGCCACGGAAGGCGACGGCAGGGTCCTCGCCGGTCATAGCGAGCACGATATCGGCGGCGAAGAGACAGCAGTCGTGCTCTCCCCACTGAAAGGGCTTCGTCTCGGCCTCTTTGACGGCGGCAGCCAGCTGCTCGGGCCAATCTTCACGTCTCATCCCTGCCCCCAGATAATCGGTTTGTCGACCATGGCGGTGACGAACTCCAGTCCCTTGTCGCCTGGGAACCTGGCCTGCTGGTCTTCGTTGTTGTAGCGGCGCACCCGAGGGCGGTGCCAATCGGCCATGCGTCCCTCGCCGGTCACGGTGATGGTGGCCGTCTCGCCCATTTCGATGGGCATCACGTCCATGCGGCCCTGCCAGATGAGCGTCGGGTCGGCAATGAGACGGTGCCCCGCATCGAGCAGCCCGAGATAGATGCGAGCGTCGCGGCCCTGGTAGTGCTCGGAGAGCGCCAGGCTGATCTTCTCGCCGGGGATGCCCGAGAGAGTCATGCTCACCCCGTAGGGGCGCAGGTCGGTGCTCTCCTTGATGGGGTCGATGCGGCCCAGATCGCCCACGCCCAGGTAGGTGTCTCCGTTCCAGGCCAGCTCTCCCAGGCCGCTGTGCACGGCCACGATGCCGGAGGCGAAGTCGAGCCGTACCAGAGTGACGGGGCGGATGGTGCCTTCGGCCAGGGCGGTCTGCATGGCGGCGGTCAAGGTTCTCACAGCAGGGCCTCCACGCAGTTGAGGGTGAGATCCGAGCGCAGCGGGGGCCGGGTTGCCCAGCGGGTCTGCTCGTCGTCAGCGAGCATCATCACGCAGGAGGCCTGGGCGGTGACGATAAGGGAGCCGCTGGCCGGGCTGGTGCGGATGGGCGGCTCGATCTGCAGCGTCGCGGCGCCTGCACCATTGCTCGCAGCATCTGCCACCACCATCTTCAATTCGCTTCCGATCTGAATGTAGTCGCCCGCCTTGAGAATGCCCGCCGTATTGGGCGTCCAGCCGGAGGTGACCAGCTGGTTGCCGGTCTGCCCGGCACCCGAGACCACGGGCACACCAGAAGCAACGCCCGCCGGGCCGGGGTGGCTGTGGTCATGCAGGTAGAAGCGTCCGGCCCGGCCCCGCAGCTGCACCAACCAGGCGCTCAAGGCACGGCACTCGCTGCTGGAGAGCCCCCGCAGGGTCAGGCTCGCCTGCCAGACGGCACCGGGCAGCTCCAGGGTCTGCACGGCGCCGCTGAAGGGGCTGCGATGCTCCTGGGTGTTGCTGCGCAGGCCGAAGGACGCCTGGGCGATGCGGATGGTCGGAAAGGTCAGGATCATGAGCGGGTTCCCTTATAAATGGCGCCCCGGCTGCGCACGTCATCCACGGCCATCTGGTAGCCCTTGCGGGCCGCCCGCTCCACGGCGGCCTCTAAGCGGGTGGTGTCGTTGCCAGAGCCGCCGCCGGCGTCGATGTGGAAGGTCATGGTGACGTTTGGGGCGCCGCCCATTCTGGATGCGGCCTGTGCCAGCCCTTCGACGATCTTGCTTTGGTCCGGATCGAAGACCCGCTCGCCCTTGAGCAGAACGGCGAGCCCCTCATCCTGCTTCAACCCCCCGAAGTTGAATTTCGGCTTGAAACTGCCGCCACCGTGGTGGGCAGGAAGCGTGAGCTGGGGAGTCCCGAGGTTGAAGTTGCCCATGGGAGCCTCAAATGTTGAGGGTGCAGCTGCAGGAGCGCCACCATTCCACAATCCCGTCAGCCCACTGGAGATGGCCGAAAACAGCGGATTGGTGATGTTCTGCTGGATGGCGAGGCGCGCCAGGTCCTTGAGCACCGAGGTGACGAAGTCGCCGAAGGCGAACTTGCCGGTCGTGGTGGCGTCCAGGATGGTTTCGGTGAAGTCGGCCGCCCAGAACTGCAGGCCGGTCTGCATCGCCTCGAAGGCATCCTGATGCTGGTACTCGAACTCCCGGACGCTCTCGCCCGTCTTGTCCAACTGCTCATCGTAGAGGGTCAGCCCCTGGGTGAGGCTTTTGAGGGGGCTCTCGGTGAGTTCCAGGCTCTGGGCGAAGTGCCGAAAGAGCGCAGCCGAATCGGCGACCGAGGCTTTCGAGTCTTCGAAGAACGACTTGAACTCGTTTTGGCGGAAGCGCTCGATGCGCTTGCTGACCTCGTCCAGGGGCTGCTTGCTATCGGCTCCGAGCTTAGCGCTTACTGTTTTTCCGCCCGCGGATTTTTCCTTTGGCGGAAAAACGGGCCGGTCACCCTCCAGGGCGGCTATTTCTCCTCGCAGCGCTTTTATTTTCTCCCTCAACCCATCCACGCCGCCGTACATCATCTGCATCCAACCGGGCATTTTCTCGGCGGCTTCCAGCTGCTCCATGGTGTGCTGGAGTTCCAGACGCAGATCGGCGAGGGTTTCCGCTTGAGTCGGCGCGATAGCCTTACGCAGGCGGTCAATTGCACCGGTGATGCCGTCGATACCCTTTTGGGCGGTATCCATGGCCTCGGTGTTTCCAAGCGCCCCCAGAAGCTGCGACCAAGCGCCCTCCAGATTGGAGATGGAACCGTTCATGGTTACCATCTGCCGCTCCATCCCTCCGGCGAAATCGACCTCGCCGATCCGAAGGAGGTATTCCTGAATCTCCTCAGCCGAGTTTTTCACCTCGGTGGTAATGCCCCGGAACGTAAAGCGTACCGTGTCACCCTGCTGGCGCGTCTTGATGCCTAGGTCCTTGAGGCGCTCGAACTCCCCGGTGACGGCATCGGCCACCGCCTCAATCATCTGGTTGAGGTCTTTGTTGAGGGCACTGGTGGTGTTGCCGTAGCTGCGCAAAGCCCTTTCGGACGGGTCGAGACCGAAGTTCTTCAATTTGATGTAGGCATCGAGCACCTGCCCCAGCTGGTAAGGAGTCGTTTTGGCGAACTCCTGAAGACGTTCCATCTCCCTGTTGGCTGCCTGCTGGGAGCCCGTCGCTGTGACCAGGGCGGCATCGTACCCTTGCATCTGCCGGGTCGTATTCAGGAGGTCGGAACCGAATTTGGCAATTCCGGCCGCCGTGATCAGCCCAGTGAAAACATTGAGCGTCGAATTGGTGCGGGATCCGGCCTTCTCGATCCCGTCCAGCTCCCGCCTCACGCTGTCCAGTTCGGCGCTGGCTTTGTCGACCGCCTCCAGAATCAGCTGGAGCCGCATTTTCTCAGACATCGATCACCTCGATTTCCCGTTCACAGTTGGCGCAATCGTTGTCGCCCAATTCCCGGCAGGCTTTGCAGTAGGTATCTTCCGGGGCCTCTTGGTCCCCGGCGCCCAGGAAGGCAAGCATGGCCTCCCGGAGCCTTACGTCCCGACTTCGGTACCGCAGCCAGGGGACGGCTTCGGCGGGGGTGACTCCCCAGAGGATCCGCTCTCGCTGGGTGATATCTCCCCCGGCGAGGACGATGACGGCCTGCTCGATGCTGTCCTCCCCCTCAGCAGTTCCTGCTGCAGGGCGAGCAGCACCTGATGGACGACCCCGGCCAGCTGGCTCAAAATCGAGCTGACCGGGTTGCAGGTAAAAAAATCGGCCAGCACCTCTGCGATCTGCTCGGGGGTGATGGCGTACTCCAGCTGCTCGGCCAGAGCGCCGACGTCCTTATCCTTGGGGCTGGTCCCTCGGGGCGTCAGCACGATGGCCAGGGCGCGGTCCAGACGGCCCGCCTGCTCCAGAGCCGTCACCAGAGACCGCAGGAAGTCCCCCGGGGGAAGCTCCAGCCCCTCCAGCTCAGCGCGAAGCTGCCGCCACTGCCCGAGTACCAGGCGCCGTTGCTCGAAGTTGATGCCGCCGATTTCGTAGTTTTTCACCGGGTTTGACACTGGATTTATCCTCCCTTTACAGATGATTTAAATGACGGCCTGGGTGTTCTTGACGATGACCTGAATGGCGCTGGCGACCGCGCTGTTTTCGTAGTAGGCCTCGAAGGGCAGCTCCACCAGGACGCCCTTGGGGCCGTTGATGACCGGGGCGTTGGGCACATAGACCAGCTCGGGCAGCAGCAGCTCGATGGACTCGTTGCCCGCGGTGCCGTCGCCGGTACCGAACTGCCACAGCACCTTGAGGCTGCTCTCGGTCCCGGCGGTCGCCTTGGCGTAGAGCACCAGATCCTTGAAGCGGGCGTTCAGGGTGCCGGTGACCTTCACTGTGCCCTCGGCGATGTCATCACGCTCGCCGTTGCTGCCCAGGCTGTAGCCGTCGCCGTCCAGGCCGTTGTCGATGGTGAGGCCGCTGATGCTCACCACGGCGGCGATGGCGGCGCCGCCCTCCTCGATGGTGGCCAGGGTGAAGCCGTCGAAGCTCTGCTTGCCCAGGTCCGTCGGGGTGGCGTCGAAGGGAGCCTGAGCGGTCGCCTCGGCAGCGCCCATGAAATCCAGGGTCACTTTCTGGAAACCGCTGGAGGTGATGCCCATGGAGAGACGGCTGGCCTTGCAGCCCGAGTACTTGAAGTACTGGCCGACGTCGGGGAAGCCCTTCTCGATGAGGTAGCTGGGCAGCGCGGTACCGACCTTGAAAGTGTGGGTGTAGGGTCCGGCGCCGGTGGTGGTTTTGCTGCCCAGCACCGCCTCGAACAGGCTGGCCATGTACGCCTGCAGCTCCAGCACCAGCGGACCCGACACGTCATCGTTGCCGCGCCCGGGTTTGCCCGGGTTTCGGTTGGCCCGGATGGCCTCGGAGCTCTCCATGGCCCGGCTCAGCCGGATGCCGCAGCTGTTGAAGTGCAGGCGCTGGGCGTCGGGAGCGCCTACGGTTTTGAAGGAGACCTCCTTCTGGATGACCACCTGGGCATTGGCCCCTTTGGCTTGCTGTGCCATTTACGCCTCCTTCCCGGGCTTCTTGGCCCCAGGCTCTGTTCCGGCCTCATAAAACGTGATGCGGGTCTTCCGGAGCAGGGCGGCCGCCAGATCGTCTTCGACCGGCCGGGCCTTGCCCCTCTCGAACTGCCCGGCGTCGCCCATCGTGACCCGGGGCGGTCCGTCGATGTAGAGCATGCTTTTCATGGTTATCCTTCCGTTTCGGTGTCGTTGATGAATTCCAGGCCGTAGGCCAGCACCCCGCCCGAGGCTTCGATGAGGCTCTCGGAGAGGGGCCAGAGGTAGCCGCCGCCGGTGTTGAAGCCGGTCAGGTGCTCGCGGATGCGCTCCAGCAGCTCGTAGCCTTCCAGCCCGCCCTGGGCCCTGCTGCGCAGGTTGCGGGTCATGAGGATCAACGTCCAGCGCTGCGTCCAGGGGGCCTGCAGCTGCCCGATACCCAGGTTTTCTTTCTCGCCGAAGCGCCCCTCGGAGTAGATGAGATGCGCCGAGGGGAAGCCATGGGGCTTCTTGAGCAGATCCTCCACGTCGCCCGCCCAGGGCTCCCGGGTTTTGAGCTCGGGGACGAGCTCCAGATGCTTCAGGATGGCGTCGCTGATGTCGGTGAGCATTTACCGGCTCCTCTGCGAGTCGCGGGTGAAGCGTCTGCCGCCTCCGGTAAAGCTGGCCCCGCTGGTGGCGCTCTGCCCCGAGGGCGAGGGCAGCCCCAGGGAGATGTTGCCGACGCGGATCTCCCTGAGCATCCGCAGGGCGTTGTCATAGGCCTTGCCGACGTTCTCAGGCATTTTGAACTCGGCTCGACGGCCGTAGAGGATGTGTGTGGCGATATCCAGGGCAAGGGAGTTGACCACGCCAGACACCGCAGAGAGGGGCAGGCTGTAGCGGTCCCTCAGATAGCCATCGATGAGTTCACCGGCTTCGGCGATGGCCTCATCCACCACGGTGGTGTCCACGGTGGCCAGCCCCTGATCGTCCGTCAGGTCGATGAGCGTCTGCTCGGGGATGCGCTTGCGCTGGATGTCCTCCTGGGTGCAGTACGACATGGTGGCCTCCTGTTACCCTTGAGTCAGTTCAAGGCGGCGCTTCTCGGCAGCCTTCTTGATGCCCTCACGGTCATCTCCCTCGATGAGGGCGGCGAGTTCCTCGGGCGTCTTGGCCGCCTCGATGAGCGCGACGCCATCCTGGACCTTGCCGTCCTTGGTGCGCTTGGCGGCGGGAGAGCCTTCCTCAACCTCGCTGACGACCAGCATGGGCTCGGCTTTCAGAGCCTTGAGCTGCTCGGCCGTGAAGTGGTCGGCGGGGTATTCGGTGGCTTCCTTGCTGTGGGCGATGCCGCAGCGGCGGAAGCCGTCTTTCTTGGCAATGATTCGGATCATGATGAGGTCTCCTCAAGCAGGGGCGCGGCGTCTACCGCGCCCCTGTCAGTTCAAGGGTTTTCGTCAGGCCAGCCAGGGCACGACCAGGACTTCGACGGCTTTGAAGTTGGTGTTGCTGCCGCCACCGGCGAGCTGCTCGGCCTCGATGAGGGCCTTGGCCGCCGCACGGTTCGAGGGACCGACCACCAGCAGGTTGGGCATGACGCCCAGGGGCTTGCCGTGGTCGCCCTTGAAGGCCCCCGTGGCGGCCATGGCGGCGTCGAAGTTGGTGGCATCGAGGGCGGCCTTGGAGCCGAAGGCCATCTGCCAGAAACCGAAGCCGACGTTTTTGCGGTCGTCGACGCCGTAGACGTATTCCTTGCGGTTGAAGACGTTGTCGTCGGTGGATTGGTCTTTGTTGACGAACTCGGGCTTCTTGCGCTGCTGGAGGATCAGGGGCTTCAGGGGGCGACGGGTGTCGAGCAGGAACCAGGGGTTGCCTCCGCCCGCCTGCATGTTGCTCACGCTGACCTTGGCCCCGTCGGCCTGGATGACGGGGTGGTCGGTATCGAAGAAGTACTGGCCGTCATAACAAGGGGTGGCGAATCCGGCGGCCAGCAGCGCGAAGATCAGCTCGTCGGGGTGCTGGTTGGCGCTCTGGCCGAGCATCTCCATCATGGGGGCGTAGACGCCGTACTGGTCATCCTCGATACTCTCGCGGGGAACGCCCACGGTGAGCTCGAAGGTCTTGTTCTTGACGCTGTAGTCGTGCTGCTTGAGGTTGTGGATGTGGCGGTCGCCGATCCACTCCCGCATGCCGGGGATCTGCCCGAGCCAGCCGTAGTCTTCCGTTCCGGTAGTGGAGGGCACCAGGGTGGCCACCTTGGACCACAGGGGAGAGACCCCCTCAAAGCCCTTTTGGAAGGCGGCCTTGAAGGCCCGATTGAGAATGGCCAGGTTGCCCGCATTGACGATGAGGGCCGGAGCGGCCCCGCCGCCCAGCAGTAGGGTCCAGTCGAAGGCCAGAGCCTGTGCAGGGTCGGCGAAGGCCAGTGCCCAGGTCATGCAAACCAGCATGACGATTCCGAAGGTCCAGAACATTTTTTTCATGATTTTTATCTCCGTTCGAATGAGGGGTTGAATTAGCGGAAGTCGACCCAGACGCCCTGGGCATCCACGTCATGGACCTTGCCCGCCACGCTGCGGGTGGCGGTGCCGTCGGTCTTGGCCACGGTCTGGTCGTCGACGATGTAGCAGTCGCCGCCGATATCGGCGGCGGTGATTTCGTCGGCGGCCGCCGAGTTGGCGAAGCGGAAGATCCCGCGCTCGATGTCGACGCTCACGGCATCATCGGCCCCGGCGCTGTTGTCCACGAACTGCCGGACCCGGCCCACGCCGAGCAGGGTGGTCGCCACGGCGCCCGGGGTGGCGCGGCCGTTGGCATCGCGGGCGCAGAGGGCCCCGGCGAAAAACTTCTTGGCCCCGGCGGCCGAGAGGGTCAGGTTGTCGCCGCTGCGGCGCGGCGTGTTGCGGTCTTCGGTCAGTACTGCCATGGTGCTCTCCTTTGGTCAGGGTGCGGGTTTCAGGCGTTGGCCTTGCGGTACTCTTCTTCGCTGATCCCCAGCGATGCGCAGATCTGTTTCTCCTCGGCATTGAGGGCCACGCCTGCGGCAGGAGGCGTTCTGGTATCCATGCCGGAGGGCTTGCCGATTTCCGGCGCCGTCTTCAAAAAGTCGCGGAAGGCGTCGAGGCCACCCTCTTTGCGGCACATGGCGACGTAGTAGTCCTTTGAGGCCGGGGCGATCTTGCCCGCCTTGAGGGCGCCGTCGATTTCGCTGTTGATGGCGATCTCCTGCTCGGCTTTCTTCTGCTCGGCCGCGGCCTGCTCAGCGTTGAGGGCGCGGGTCTTCATCTGGTCGAAATCCGCCCGGGGGACGAACTTGTCCAAGGAGGGGCTGTTGACGCTGTTGAGGGCAGTCTGCAGGTCACCCTGCATCTTCCGGATGTGGTTGAGAGCCTGCTCCAGGGTGGTACCTGCGGGCAGACCGAGAAGGGCCAAGAGTTGAGCAAGTTCCATGGTTCGTTTCTCCTTTGTGGGTTGTTGGCGGTTCAGTGCGCTCAGGCGCAGGTTCGGTTGATTGGTCAGGGCCGCCGAGGTCAGGCGGAGGACGCGGCCGCTGTCTTTCTCAAACACGAAGACCGGCGAGATGTAGCGGTATTCGCGGCCCTCGATACTGGCGCGGCCCTTGGGCGTCCAGGCCACCTTCGCCCAGATGCTGCCGCCCTCCCGGGCTTCGAGCTGCGAGGCCCAGCCGGAGGCGGGGGCTTCCTCTCCCTTGGGGGCTTTGAGCTCGGTACTGTGCTCCCAATCGAAAGGCAGCTCCCTGCCGTCCAGGCGAAACGCCTCGATGACCCCCTCGGGCCGGTCGTTGAGCCAGGCTCGCCCGTCGCGCCCCTGGATGGTCAGTCCGGCCGGAAGCAGCTCGATCCACTCGGGTGCACTGCCGTCTGCGGGCAGCTCGAAGTTGAGTGCCACCAGTTCACAGCCCTCGGGCAGCTCGGCAGAGTTGAGGGCGACGCCCACACGCTCTCCGGCGGCGATGGAAGCATGGCTTTTGAGTACAAGAATCTTCACCGGCGTATCTCCTTCGTGTTGAGGGGTCCGATCTCCGCTCGAAAACCCCATTTAAACCCCGTTTAAAATCGTCCCTGCTGCGCCCATTCCGAAAACGCCGGGGTCTGTGCCTGTTTCGTCAATGCGAAGCCCTGAGCGCCGTTCGCAGATGGTCGCCCACGATGTCCAGGATCTCGGCACGATCCCTCGGGCCGATGCCCAGGTAGGGCCGCGCTGGAATCGTCACCTTGCGCCCCCGTCCGGCCTTGCCGCCGAGCTGGTGGATGGCGGCATAAACTTTGCCGCTGCCGACACTGACCGAGGTGCGCCCCGCCTCATAGTGGATGGATCCGCGAAGCTGTGCTGAGTCGGTCAAGATCTTTCGTCCCGCCAAGTATTCTTGAAAAGCACTTGAGAGCCCACCGCTTCTGGTATGCGTGGTCTTCTTCTTGCGCAGCCGAAAACCCAGGTGGTAGCTGAGCACTTTGAGCGGCTTCCAGGGTGTACCGTCGGGGCTGCGTTCGTGACGGAAGTGTTCCTCGGTGCTTCGCAGCAGGCGCTCGCCAATGGCCTTCATGGCCGGGGTGAGGTCCCCGGTGGCTTTGAGGGCACCGCTCAGAGCCTTCTGGACCTGCCTGTCTTCTACTTTGACGCTGAAGCCCTCTGCCACTTGCCTGCCTCCTGTTTCTCTGGTAGCTTGGAGTTGAAGGATTCGTTATCTGGTTGATCGGCAACAGGCTGCCGACGCCTTCGGGGTCATCCCCGATGATGAGCGCTAGCGGGGTGCCGTCCCGTAACCAGATCAACGAATCCTTTCGTATTCCTTCCCTGGATTACGGAACTCCCGCACCTGCCTGTCTGCCAGCTCCTCTGATGTCTCGAAGAGCGTCAGGAAGTAATTCTCCCCGCCATCCTTGGTCCGCTTGAGCGCCGCTCGGTAGAGTTTTCCGTCCAGTTCCAGGTAGACGAGGCGATCCGTTCGGTCAGCACGCCTCCAGACCTCGCCCTTCTCGATGATGCGAGGGATCTTGCGGTAATCCTCAATCCCGATCTCCGGGTGCTTCTCCAGATGTTTCTTAAGGCTTTCAGCGGAGAGCCACACCGTCTGGGTGGCGCTTCCGAGCACCTGCCGGTCTGAGGCGCTCAAGACCGCCACGGGGAAGTCCGCCTCGATTTTCCCGGCAAAGAACCTCTCGAAGGTCGGGCCGTTCAAAAAGCCCTGCATCCACTGCCGAGAGATCCCCTCCGGAAGGGTCTCGAACTTGTCGGCCAGCACCCGGTAGCCCTTGGCCTGCGCTTGCCCGACGTTGTAATCCCACCCCTTGCCAATGCCCACGGGCGCTCCGGTGGCCGGATCGAGCTTGATGATGGGCGCCTGGTCGGGGACGGTCTTACCTGCCCGGGCCAGATCCCGGGGACCGGCGGCGAAGACTTTGCACTTGCATCCCCAGCCGTTGGGCGGGTAGTGCGTCTTCCACCAGGGATCATCGGCGGGCAGGGTCAGACCATCCCAAGCCAGGTGCTGCGCTCTAGGCTGGATGCTGTCGCCGTGGCGGTACTCCAGGAAGGGCAACAGCTTCGTCATCTCCGGGTCGGTGAGCTGGGCCCAGCGCCCGGCCATGTAGGCGGTGCGGATGTTCGTCTTGTAGATCACCTCGCTGCGCCAGTTGCGGCTGCCGTTGTAGCTCCAGCCGTGCTTGGCCACGATGGCGTCGAAGTCTTTGCGGAAATCCTCCAGGGTGACGCCGTCGGCGATGGCCTTGTCCACGGCGGTGCGAAAGTCGGCGACCAACTCGGCCTTGGTCGCTCCGGCGATCATGAAGCCCCGGGCGTGCTGATCCTTCCAGAGGTCATCCCACCGCCGGGTGGGGATGTTGACCTTGTCCCGGAAGTGATCGAGCGCCTCCGGGAACGGTCGTTTAAAGACCGCTTCAACGCTCATTGCTCACCTCGTTACGTCCACCCAGATCAGCCAGCATGAGAGCCTGACCCATCAGTTCGCCCAGCTGGGCTTCGTCGAGCGCCTGGTACTGCTTGAGGAGCTGCTCGCGAAATTCCTCCAGGGAGCTGCTGCGGTCCAGCAGCCCTCGAACATGCTCGATCATCATCGTCATGAGCACGTTGCCCTTTGCGCTGAGCTGCTCGGTGACCTGCTCGGCGGTGTCGGGCTCGGCAGCACCTTCGCGGTTGCGGGCGGTGGCACAGGTCGGGCAGCTGTGCTGCCGGTTGACGGCGGGCTCCACTGCGGGCGCAGCGGCAGGGCCTCCGAGCAAATCTTCGGACTTGACGTTAGGCCCGGGATCGGGCCAGCCGAGGCGGTCACGCACCACGCTCTGCTCTACCCGAAATCCGAGCGGTACAAGTTTGGCGAGGCTCTCGCTGATAGCTGCGACGTCTTCGGACTCGATGGCTGCCAGTCGCAGGCAGGGGTAGTTCTCCTGGGGGCCGTAGTTCAAGTCGATGAAGGGGCGAACCAGATCGCGGTTGATGGTTTCCTCAAGCTGTTCGGCATCGTCATCGCGGATGTCGTCACGCACCTCGGACTGCAGTTTCTCATCTCCGAGCTTGCCGGAAGTCCCGGAGGCGGAGGCCGTCTGGCCCAGCACCCCTTTGGAGACCTGGGCATCGAGGTAGTCAGCTAGCAGCAGGAAGAACTGGGCTCCTCCGGAGACGTTGGCGGCCTGGACCAGCTCGACCATCATCGACTCAGGGAAGACGGCGGCAGCGTCACTGCCCAGATTGGCCACGGCCATCTTGAGGATGTTGATGTCGTCTTCGCTGGTGCCGGGGCGGTACTTGCCCATGCGCAGCGGCATGCCGAAGACCTCGGCAAAGGCCATCCAGTCTTTGACGGTGTAGCCCTTACACATCCACGCCCAGGAGGCCAGCCGGGCCAGCCCCCCCCGGAGGGGGATGCCGGTCTTGAGCTTGGGGACGTGGACGATGAACTTATAAGGCGTAAGCTCGATGCCGTTGGCCATGTCGGCTTCGTCACGCAGGCGCAGCTCGCTGAGGGTCACCTGGTCGAAACAGAAGAACCTCGGGTCGCGCCACTTGTAGGCCCGGGGCATCCACTTGGTGCCATGATCCCAGTCGATCTCTACCGCGCTGTAGCCCTTGCCGAGCCCGTCAAGGGCATCCTTGATCATCCCCTTGAACCCGGGGCGGCGGACCATGGCGCGGACCTCATCGGCAAGCCGCTTGTCGTGGGCGCTGTCGCTGAAGGCCTCGACGGTCACCGGCAAGCGACTGACGGCCAGCTTGCGCTTGCCCAGCTCGCAGGCGTAGTGCATGTCGCGCTCTTCCATCTCTTCGGCCAGAGTCAGGTAGGCGTCATGATCCCCTTCGGAGGCTGCCAGCAGGATGGACGCAAGGCGCTCGGGGGTGAGCCCGGAGGCGACGCTGCTATTCCAGATGGAGCGCACCCCGGCGAGGGACGGCGCGGCCAGCTCGCGGGTGAGCTCTTTGGGCCGAATGGGGCGGTCATATGCATCGTACAGGGTGCTCATCACCAGACTCCTTTGGTGCGGCCGAAGCCTGCGGTGGTGCGAATGGGGCGGCCCATCTCCCGGCCCTCGCGGGCGGTGACGGGGTGGTAGGCGTATTCGATGCCCGCTTCACTGGCCGCATGAACCGCCAGGCCGAGTGCCCAGAAGCGGTCAGCGTGACCGTCCTTGCTCCGTTCGGCGGTGAAGCGGATGTTTCCGGCGGCGGTGGTCTGCTTGGTCACGCTTCGCAGATCGGCACGAATGCTCTTGTCGTAGGGGATGCGCAGGCGGCGGTCTTCCATGAGGGAGCGAACTGGATAGGCCAGCTCTTCCTTCACGCGTGAGCTGAAGGTGACGCACTCCACGCGGTAGGTTCCGAAGCGATCCTGGGCGTCGTCGCCCCAGCCGATGCCGAGGCCGGTGTAGTCGATGCAGCAGCGGTCGGCCTTGGCCATGATGGGCCAGAGGACGGCCTCCTGCTCGCTCTTGCGCATGTTCTGCAGGCAGATGATGTCGCGGGTGTACAGGGTGTCGCCAAGCTTCTCCAGGAGCCAGAGCACGGTCAGGTCGTTCTTGCGACCGATATCGATCCCGGCGTAGAGACGGCCACCTTCCTGGGTGCGCCAGTCGATCTCCCGGCCGTATTCGGCAGCCGCGATCAGGTCGTACTCCAGGAAGGCCACGTCATCGTCGGCGGGCTCGCACATGTACTCCTGCTGGAAGGACTCTTCATCGGCGCAGCCGCTTTTGACGAAGTCGAAGTAGGTGGCCTCGTCCATGGCCTGACGCTCGTCGTCTTCGGGCAGGCTCTGCTGCAGCTTCCAGAGGAAGCCCTGGTCGAGAGCGTCCTGAAGCGTGACCCGGTGCAGGCTGATGTTCTTCGGGTTGCCCTGCTCGCGAGCCTCGCGGATCAGGTCGTTGAAGAAGTTCTTGCTACCCCGGTGGGTGCTGATGACCTCCATGGAGCCGCCCCAGGTGATGCCGGGATAGGCAATGCTCCAGAGCTTGCGAGGGTCGGGATGCAGGGCGAACTCGTCGAGCACCCGGCCGCCACGTTTACCGGCTTGGGCATCGGGGTTGGAGCTCATGGAGTGGATGCGCCTGCCGTTGGCGAACTCCAGCACGTAAGCGCTGAGGCGCTTCTGGTCATCGATCACGACTTCGCCCAGATCGCTGGCTGCGATTTGCAGCACCTTCGACCACATCTTGCAGTCTTCGATGAAAAGCCTGGCTTGCAGATCATCTCGCGAGGAGACCCACTGATCATGCTTGTTGCCCTGCATACCGGTGCGCTCGTCGCAGGCCCAGGCAGTGCTCCAGGACAAACCAATCTGGCGGGACTTCTCCATCAGCTTCAGGCGGCTGTGGTCCTTGATCCACGCACCTTGAAACGGAAGGAAAATGCCACCCTGGTTGGCGGGTATGATCTTGGCGTTGCCTCTGTTCATACGATTCCGAGAGCCTCGTGAATGATGGCGATCGATTCCTTGCTGACCCCCAGCTGGGTGGCGGTCTTGTCGACTTTTTCGGCGGCCTCAAGCAGGGCCTGCTGCCGGATCTTTTCTTCTCGCTTGACGTTAATGGTGGCGCCCTGCTCCAGGCGCTGGACAGCCAGGGCGAGGGACTTGACCTGCTCGATGGTGGCGGTCATGGCCTCGGGGTCTTCGAGATCGGCGTCCTGGATTTTCAGCGTCAGGTCGAAGGCCATACTCCGCAGCATCTCGTTGATGAGCAGGCCCACCTGGCCCTGAGGGGCGGCGCCGACTTTCGATATGAAGACCTCGGCCACCTCTCTCGACTGCCGCAGCTTGGCGCCGACCTCTTCCATACGCTGGGCGTAGCGATTGACGCTGCTCTTACTCAGGCGCTCGGGGGTGCCCTCGGGCAGCTCGCCCGCCTGGCGCATCTGGGCCAGGATGGCGTTGATGCGCTCCATGGCCTGGATCTGAGTCACACGGCGGTCGTTGAGCAGATCCTGAAACTGCTGCCGGATCTCGTCGGGCAGCAGGTCGATGCTTGATTGCTGGCGGCGGCCCATGGTCAACGAGGCCTCGGGCGCTTAACGCCATCGACCCGGGCGGCGCCGGTGGAGACGTCGACACCCCGGCCGGTGACCTTGGCCACCAAGGTGCCCACGACCTCGTTGAGGGTGATAAGGCCCTGCTCTTCGAGCCAGCGCAGCTCGGTCTTGACCCGGTCGCGTGAGCAGGTGTGCCCGAACATGCCGAGGATCTCCTGCAAAACGGATTCGTTCATGCTGTAGCCCTGGTCTTCGGCCAGTGCCTTCAGGATCACGAGCCGGATATCGGCCATCACCACGTCAGCAAAGCTCATCGTTTCCCTCCGTTGTTGATCAGGTATTCATTCATCAAATCCACCGCGCGCTGGAGGCCCTTAACCCCCCCGGCGATCTCGTGCAAGTCCCCATGGACCTCGTCCATGCGGGCGCTGAGCTTGGCCATGTCGGCATGGCTGGGGCGATGATTGAGATCTGCCGTAAGCTCGGTGGCTCGGCGCTCAAGCTCACAGGTGCGCTGAATGTGCCCCTGACAGGGGGCATTGAGCTTGGCGACCGCCTTCTCCAGATCCGCCTGGGTGACCCGCTCGGCGACCTCTTTTTCTAAGCCCTGAAACCGCTTGTGGTTGACCTTCTCGCGGTTGGTCCACCAGACATAGGTGATCACCACGATGTTGGCGGCGATTTGCGCCACCATGATCCAGAATCGCCAGGCTTCGTAATTCACGTGACTTACCTCCAGTGGCTCAATGTCATTTCAAGATCGGCCTGGCATCTCACGCAGAGCCGACAGCCGGGAGCGGCAAGGCGCCGGGCCTCGGGGATCTCCTCTTCGCACTCCTCGCAGATGTGCGCCGAGGGAGTTTTGTTGGGCACTGCCATAGCCCTTCGGGAAATCGCTGCCTGTTCGCGGCCTGCCAAGTCCTGCGCCTGGTCGAAGATGTCCATTCAGCGCACCTTCCCGTTGATCAGGCCGCGCTTATCGAGCGAACGGGCTCCGGTGTAGCCCAGGTACCCGGCGCCGAAGAGCCACCAAAGCTCTTCGGGCAAGGCGTCGAGCCATGCCCGCATCCCCTCGGCGATGGATAGGGCCAGCTCGGGCCGCAGCGCATGGAGCACTCCCATGGGGATGGCGGCCAGAATCAGGGCGTACATCACATAGAGGAAGGAAGGCCGGGCGCGGCTGGTCCAGGGGTCGGCGCTCTTGGCCTCGGCCAGGATGGCGCTCATGCGCACTTCCAGCTCCTTGAGTTCGCCTTCCTGAGCCATGCGGGCCAGCTCTGCCTGGGCTCGGGCGCGCTCGGTCGGGTCGGGAAACATCTTGTCGATGAGCTTGCCGCCCAAGCCGAAGAGCGGCGTCAAAAGGTCGGCCCCGGTCATGCGTTTGTCCTCCCCATAGCCCAGTCCAGGGCGCCGTCGGCGATGGCGCGGGCCATGCGGTGCTGCACACAGGGGTCTTCAAGCCAGGCGCAGGAGGCAGGGTTGGAGGCGAACTCCATTTCGACCAGGACGGCCGGGCCGAAGGTAGAGGTGAGCACTCGGAACCGGGCTTCCTGGTCGGGGTCTCCGTCTGAGAGGTCTTTGCGGTAGCGGCGCTCGGGAAAGGTCTGCTCGATGCGCTGGAGGATGGCGGTAGCGGCCTTGTCCGATGCGGTCTCCCCGGGGGAGGTCCAGATCTCGATGCCGTGGGGCTGAGGGTTGATGGTGCCGTCTTCAAACTCGGCGCTGTTGCAGTGCAGGCTGATGAAGAGGTCGGAGCGGTGGCGGTGCTCCAGGGCGACGCGCTCATCGAGACTGACGGTGGCGTCGACCAGGCGGGTCAGAATGACGCCGTGCCCCTCGTCGGAGAGCAGCATGGCGAGCAGTTGAGCAACGGCCAGATTGATGCGAGCCTCACAGGGATCGCTCCCCTTGGGTGCTCCGGGGTCGCTGCCGCCGTGACCGGCGTCGACCATGAAAAGCTTTGGTGTCATCCCCATACTCCATGAGGCAGCCGCAAGGGGTGCCGGTTGTGGTTGGTGTATGGGGTGAGTCTAGGGATTTTGGGCGGAAATGACGCGGGGGATTGTCAGGGTTTGTCAGTGTAACTTATTGATTTTCGATAGAAATGTCTTGGGGCGTTATCGTCCAGAGACGGATGCCGTATTTCTCGGCGAGGGGGGAGAGACGCTCCAGGTAGCGAGCGTCGGAGGGCTTTTCGAGGATCAGGACGATGCCGGGTTGCTCCCCGGTTTGGAGGGCATAGTGGAGGGATTGGCCAACTGCTTCGGCCCATTTACGGGCGAAGTCGAACTCGATTGCGTAGCCCTGGGCGACACAATCGACGCGGGTTCGGTCGGGGAGGCGGTATTCGGTGATGCCTTGGGCTTGGGTACACCAGTGAGACTGGTAAGCCTTTTCGGGGGCGGCTTCAGAGGACTGGCCTTGGCAAATGACAGCAGCGACGGCGATGGCAAGAAAGCAGAACTTCATCTGTAAATCCTCAAAACATCGCCATCTGTTTCGGGTCAGCCGCGTTGTTCCGCTGGTAGGTGTTGTTGCGGGCCAGGTACTCCACCAGCTCGTCGTACCGGACCCGGCGGGTGCGGTTGAGCATGTAGGAATCCAGGGTGGCGGGGTTGAGTGGCGCCTCGGTGTCGGGGTCGATTTCGTAACCGCTGACCATCCGCCAGAAGGTCCGGTCTGAGATACCGAGAATAGCCTGAACCTCTGCCGGGGTATAGCTGGATTTCTTGGGCAGGCCTACAACATGACCGCCCTGTCGTTTGACGCGGGCGGTCTTAAGCATTCCCTGCAGCTTGGCTTCTGCCAATTCTCGTTGCGTCACAGCTTCCCCCTCTTAATCCATTCTCGATGACAGACCCTTGAAAAAGATCTTGCCCGCCTCGCGGTCGTCCTCGGTGAGGCCTGCGCCCAGCTTGGGGCGCTCGGGCCTGCGGGGCATGCGGGCGATGAGTTCGCGCGCTTCGGGCCAGCCTTCGAAGCCCGTTAAAAGGGCCTGGAAGGCTGATTTAATGCGGGGTGCGTCAACCTCCTCGATGTCGACGTTGCGGCTTCGCAGCAGCGTCTCCCAGAGCCCGGCGGTGAGGGTGACGGTGTCGGCGCCGGGGGCGCCCTGGCGGTTGTCGGCCAGCAGGGCGGCGAGGCCCTGGGCGATTTCGATGCGCAGCCAGTCGTTACCGGCCCAGTCGGCGAGCAGGGCGATGGCCTGGGCGCGTTTGCCGGATGGACGAATCCCCCCCGTCCCCCCTTTGTCAAAGGGGGGTGGCGAAGCCGGGGGAATTTGCACCGATTCGAGCACTCTTTTGAGGTAATTGTGATTGCTCATCGGCTTGATGTGTCCGCCGTCACGCTTGGCTCTGAGCGCCTCGACGGTCTCGGAGAGGGCGGCGCCCAGGGCGCGCGGATCGGCGCCGAGCTCCAGCACCTCGCGGGCGATTCGAGCGGCCCGGTCAAACGAGAGCGCCCGGCTCTTGCTTCGGAAGAGGCCCAGATACGCCACCAGGGGGCGGGCCACCGGGCCAGCCTGGGCGATCAGTACCAGCAGCTCTCCCGAGGCTTCGCCTTCCATGGCGGCCTCAAGGGGGAACTTCGAGTGGCAGCAGGGGCAGGTCAGGTTCATGCCAGGCGCAGCCTTTCATCACCGTTCACCCCGGCGTGGAGCTGAGCGTCTCTGCCCTTGGCGGCTCCGGCGGCCACGGATCCGGTTTCGTGAGCCTTGAGCTCTTTCGATTTGCGGGTTCTACCTTCCTTCAGGTTCAACTCTTCCCGCTCCTTCCAGGTGGCGATAGCGGCTTCCTGCTCTTTGTGGATCGCCAGCTTGCGGACCTTCTTGCTTACCTGCCAGACCCAGGCCTCACAGAAGGCATCGGCTCGGCGGGTTTTCGTGGCAGGCTTACAGCGCTTGAGGGTGGCGATGTGCTCGCGGCGATCCTTCTCCAGCTGGCGGCGCAGCACGTCGAAGGCGTATCCGGCCAGCTCGGCGGCGGAGTCGATACCCACGAAAGAGACGGTCGACTCCCAACTGCTCCAGCCGACAGCTTTGGCCGTGATAAAAACGTGACACCCGAAGGCGTCGGCCACCATGTTGGACAGAAACTGCATGTGCCGGGCCGGGGTCTTTGCCTTGGCCATGGGGCCGGTATGGGCGTTGACGTCGGAGGCCTGCACGTCGGTCATGCTCAGGTTATGCTCGGTCATGAGGCGCTGGGCATGCTCCATCGCCAGGGCGGCCTCATGGACGTTGGCTGACTTCGACAGTGCCAGCAGTTTCTTGATTCGCCCGATGTGTTTGTCTTGGTCCATGGGCCCCCCTATCGTTTTGCTGCCGCGCGAACCAGTTCAACGCGGCGGAACATTTCTGAAGCGCTGAGGCCAACAAAGGTGCGACAGCAAAATTCGTCTAAAAACGTCGAGATAGATGAACCTCGGCCTTCTACCTGAAGCCAAGTTTCATATTCAGTCGCATTTCGCAGGACCACCAGTCTTTCACGGCTTTCTTGCGCCTTGGCCGCTTCTCTTTCCCGTCGTTCCAGAATCAATCGCCGCTCTGAATCGGTCAGATCCACTTCCACACCTCCCTCAATCGTTCAAAATCAGATGAAACATCCACAGGGCCAGAAATGTCCCCGGGCTGTAAGCGTCGAAGAACAACCCACCGGCAAGCAACACCACGGTGTACATGCTACTTCTCCCCGCTCAAATCCCAGCCTTCGCGCTCGGCCTGCTTGCGCAGGGCGGTGATGACCCGGTAGAGGTCTGCATCGGTCACCCAGGCGATCTTGTCGACCTTGCAGATCTTTTTTGCCAACACGTCTGCGTAGCTCCAGGGGCGCTTGCCCACGGTCAAGAGGGCCTCGATTTTCTCCAACTGCTTGGCGCGGCTGACCTGGTGATGGCCCTGGGCCTTTTGGGGATCCATGTTCTTCGGGCGGCCCTTGGTTTTGGCGGAAAAGCCGAGCCGGGTCAGGTGCTCCAGCACTTGCACCAGCTGCCGGTCGGTGAGGTCGGCGCAGGACTGCTTGCCGGTGACGCCGTGGAGCATGGCGCGGTAGTCCTCATCGCTCATGCCGAGTTCTTTTTGGGCGATGTGGATCTTGCTCAGCATGGGGTTGCGGCGGGGCGTGAATTTACGCTTTGCCATGGTCATCTCCCATCTCGGGCATCTGATAGGGCTTGCGCTCGGCGTACTCCTGTTTTTTACCCTTGTTCCACTGGCAGACGGGGCGGAAGAAACCGCAGACGCGGGACCAAACTTCGGTTTTGGCGGTGCATTTCTTCATCCGATGACCTCCAGAATCTCGATACTCTCGAACGTTTGCTGGTAGTGCCGACGGATGGCCGTGGCGCTGGGCCAGGTGAGATCGAAAAAGTGGATTTTCCTGTCCGGGTCGAAAAATGGGCCCAGCTCCTCGCGGAGACGCTTGGGTGTTTTTTGAAGCATTGCGCGCTCCTTTGGTTTGTGCGCAAAACGGGAAACCGGCCGCAGATAGCGCTGCTCGGGGTGGTGGTTCTCAGAAGACACCCAAGCACCCTTCATGACGCCGTCGACGTAGGTTCCGATACCCAGGCGGTTTTTACTCACCAGGGCACGCTGGAAGGTGACCTCACGACCATCGACCTTGAGCTTGACCATGCCGTAGGTGCCCGAGAGAGCCTTTTCGATACGGGTCCAGTCTTCCTTGTTCAGCTTGCTCATGAGCGGCGCTCCTTCTCCTTGTCGATAGCAGTCACGGCGCGAACCTCGACCAGCAGGGCGGGATCGCGCTCGACCTGGCGGTACCATTCCAGCGGGACGGTGATGCCGAGGCTGAGGTAGGCGACGCCTGCCTGAATGTCGTTGCGCTTGTGCACATTGACGGAGCGGCAGAGCTGCGGGAATTGCGCGGGATTGCGTTTTGTGGCCATGGGCCCTCCATCTGCCCTCCTGGTTGAAAAAGTCCCCCTGCGCGAGAGGAGGGGCTCGCGCAGGGCAGTGCTGCTGACTGTGGCTGCTCGTCAGGCCCCGGGCACCACCCCGGGACGACCCACCACTTTGCCGACGTCGGCAAAATGGTGGGTTTCGCATGGTTCAGATGCTATTCAACCTCTCGACAACTTCAGCCTGAAGGGGACCATTAAATTCGATCGCCCAGTTACCCACCAGCACCTCGGGGTGAATCTCTGCCACAGCTTCCCACAGGTCGAAATGGGCAGCCCTATCTTGGCCAGCCTTTGCGGCACTGTATTTGTCGCCCAGCTCCCGAATGCGGCGTACCTTGTCGGTAGGTATTCTGAGGCGGCGTCCTTCGGGTTTCTTCATAGCGACGGGCTTCTTCTTCCAGAAATTCCTGTAGCAGAAGGCTTTTCCCCATGCCTTCAAACTGGCTTTAAACTTCGTCATGCGACAGCCTCCCCTTGCTCTATTTCCTCTTGCTCAGCCTCCAGCTGCTCGATGACCTCCTCCGGCACGGCGGCCGGGCAGCTGTACTCCTGATATCCGATAGTGATTCCCATCATGGTGATTCCCCCCCTCAGACCGCTGCCAGATCGAGGCTGATCTGCTTGTAGCTGCCGTCCTTCTGCCGCTCGTAAATGCGCAGGTAGGTGCTGGAGCCAACGACCTGGAGGCTCTCTTTGATGGCGTCCATGGCGCGTTTCCAGCGGGGGTCGTCGATGTCGTAGCGCTGCAGGGTGAGGATGCGGCGGATATCGAGCTTGCCCTCTTGGTTGACGGCGAAGGCGTCGTTGATGAGCACATGCAGGTTCTCGTTGCTGCCCTTGGCCCAGTCGTTGATGCACTCGTCGATGAGGGCCTTGGCGGCCTGGAGACCCTCGTCGAAGGTGAGGTGCTGGGCCTTGTCGCGGCGCACCTTGTAGCGGCCGTCATAGCTGAGCAGCTGCAGGTTGCCCTTGGCGCCGCCGAGCTTGACGCCGTACCGCTCGGCGGAGAGGTCGACCAGGGCGTCGATGTCGCCCAGGGCGTGCAACTTGAACTCGGCGAGCTCGGCGTGGTGTTGCTTGGCTGCCCTGACGATGTGGCGCACCAGGCTGTCGCGCTCTTTGTCGATGGGGCGCACCTTCTCGATGCGGGTAAGGCGGCCCTGGGCGTCTTCCATGTATCCGGAGGGGATCTGCTTCTCTACGGTGCTCATGTCACTTGCTCCTTCTGGGGATGTCGATGGTGCCGCCGCAGACCATGAGATTGGCGTGGTAGGCGGCTCGGTTGGCTCGGATGCGCCGCTCGCGGCGGAAGTGGATCCAGTTGGTGAGGCGTTCAAAAAAGGCTTTCATCGGCGGGGCTCTCTTTCCGGGTTCGCGATCCAATGGTCACCCCGCTGGACGTAGGGGGCGGGCCGGGTGCGGGCGCCGGTTTCCCACCGGTACATGCGGCCCTTGTGGGAGGTGCACAGCCCCGACTGGTTGCGCAGGGGGTCAATCTGCTTGTCGCAGCCCAACACCCCGCAGGCGACCCGCAAGGGCGAGCCGTGCAGGGAGTTGTGGGGGTTGGCCTGGGCTGCCGCCTGGGCCGCTGCGCTCATCTCCTGCAGCACCGGCCGGGAGCGGCGCCAGCCGCAGAGCATGCAGCGCACGGTGGCGACGGGCCCGTCGGTTTTGGTGTACTGGATCCGGGCTTCGAGGGCGGCGCGGGAGGCCCCGCATTTTCGGCATTGGATGCTCATTTCGGGTTCCTCCTGGTGCAGTGCGGGCAGGTCCGGAACAGCTCGACTGCCTGATGGTTGGTGGCCCGGAAGGGCTTTTTGCGCTCGGAGCTGCAGCGTGAGAGGGGGATATCCCCCAGCACGGGGCAATCGATGGTGTCGCCGCCGTAGACCTCGGCGACGCGCTCCAGAAAGTTATCGAGTCCGCCTGCGTAGCTGCCCTTGAGCACCTGGTTGACGGTGCTGGCGCTGTAGCCAAGCTCTTTGGCGACCTTGGCCTGGCTGGATTCGGCTACGCGTTGGCGCAGCAGTTCTAAGCGGTCAGTTGCTGTCATGGTCACCTCCGCTCCAGACGACGGCGTTTAAATTCGGATCGAAGACCTGTTTGACCCGCTGGATCTGCGGGGGTTTGGGGCCGGTGTATTTGCTGGGCAGTAGCCGGTAGATGCCGGGCTGACCTCCCTTGCCTGTGCCGCGGCCTTTTTTCACCAGGGCGAGATACCCGGCCTTGTGAAGGTGTTGGCAGTAGTACTGGGCGTCTCGCTCATGGCAGAGGCAGTCTTCGGTGCTGGCCGCGATGGCCAGCTCGCGCCAGCTGAACTCGCCCAGGATGCGCATGGTGCGCCAGAGCTGCTGGCGGCCCTGGCCCTGGGTGACGGTGACGCCGTCGCGGGTGACCCGGGGGGCGTCGATTCCGACATCCTTGACCAGGCGGTAACACTTGGCGGGGCGATGGTTGAGCCCGGGGGCGGTACCGTCTTCTGCGAGGTAGCCTGCGGCGGTGAGGCCGATCACGTAGTCGCGGATGCTGTTCTCTTCGAGCCGGGCCTCCATCCAGAGCTCCCGCAGGGTAAAGCGGCGCAGCCGACGGATGGCCACCCAGATGCCCTCGCGGCGCTGCTCGGGGCTGAGCTGGTCGATGGGGCGGCGGGTCATGAGAGCCTCCGGGCGGGGGCTTGGCCGGTGTAGAAGTGGCGGTTGCCCCAGTCGGAAAGGCCGATAACCTCCAGCCCCTGGCTCAGGGCTTCTTCCTGGATGCGCTCCAGGTTGACGCAGATGCGCCGGACGGATCCGCTGCTGGCCTTGTGGACGGCGGCGATGAGATCGCGCTCGACGGTGACCTCGCGGCAGTAGAGCCGGGCGAGATGGGTGGCATCGTCGATGTCGGCGGGCTGGGCGGGCACCCAATCGAGGATCCGGCCGTGGAAGCGCTCCCATTTCTCGAGCTTCTTAGGCAGCATCTCTTCGCCGATGAGCAAAATGGCGGCCTTGGAGCCCTCGTAGAGGTCGCGGATGACCTCGACGGCGGACTTTTCCACCAGGTGGTCCATCTCATCGATGATGAGGGGGCGCCCCGAGAGGGCGAGCTGCTCGCAGATGGCGTCGGTCATGGCGTAGATGGTGCGGGGAGTCGCAACGCCCATTTCCTTGAGCACTTCCTGCAGCACGGCTTTGCGGCTCCAGGTGCTCTTGCATTCGATGTAGTAGGCCTGGTGCCGGTTGGCCGAGTAAGAGGCCGCGAAGCTCTTGCCGAACCCGGAGGGGCCGTAGAAGCAGACCATGCCGGGCAGGTGGCGAGGGCGGTCCATGGCCTTCTGGAGCGCCTCGCTGCAGAGCGAGACGTTGACCAGGGGGGCGATGGTGTTGCTTTGTGACGCGGGGTGGTGCATGATTCCTCCTTACGGTGTATGAGGCCCGTCAGGGCCGTGTTGGAGCCGCGTGGCAGCGCGGCTCTTTCATTTTTCAGGTGCCGGTGCGGCTGACGCGATCCCCCCCGAGTTCGCGTTCGACATCGTTGAAAGCCGCCCATGCCTTTGTTTTCGGGAAGCTGCGGTAAAAACTCGCCAATTCCTCGGGAACCTCCCCGCTTCGCTCCAACTCCTTCCAGAGTTTCCACTTCCCCTTGCCGTCCACCGGAATCTGCACCTTGGTCGGTGCCGGTGCGGTCATCTCGATCTCCAGACGCTTGCGGGCGGCCTGCACCTCTGCGGCATCAATTTCGATGGGGCGGCGGCCGCCGTTGCGCTCCAGTTCGACTTCGGCGAGCTTACGCTCCAGGCGCTGGGCACGGCCCTGGGCGCGCTTCTCGGCGGCTTGCTCGACAACCGACTGCGGGAAAAATCCGCTCTTGTTGGCGCCCAGCTCGGCGATGCAGAGGAGGCGCTCGTGCTCGTCGCGGATCCAGACCTTGGCCGGGTCGTGGACGTCGTAGCCGACGCGGACATCGCAGCCGTGCCATTCCTGCAGCTCGCGGCTGAAGTAGACGTTGCCGCTGAAGCGGACCTCGCAGCGATCGACGGTGCGCAGCACCTGGGGATAGTAGGTGTCGTCGACGCCTTCTGTCGGCACCGGCACCCAGCCCTGCTCGATGAAGCTCATCCAGTATTCGGCGGGGCTGTAATGGCGCTTTGAGCCAGTCACGGGGTCGCGCAGCTGGGGCAGGCCCTTGTGGGGGCGCTCGGCGTACTCGGCGATGGCGGCTTCGATGAGGCGAACGAAGTCGGCCCATTCGAGAAGAAGTGTTCGGTCCTTGCGGGTCTGCTTGAAGGCGACTTTGCGGGCATCTTGGTCCATGGGGGCGCCGACATAGGTGGGCAGGTTCTTGGCGGCGCTGACCAGGATGGTGCGGTGGGCGCGCTCGATGACGCCCCGGGCCTGGCTGTTGTACGGAATACTGGTCTTGTGGGTGATGCCCAGGCGGGCCAGCAAACCGGTGCCTGGCGCTGTCATGACCTCGTTGCAGTAACCGCTGCCGTTGTCCGTATAGAAGATGGCCGGGATGCCTCGCTTGTCGCAGGCATGGCGCAGGGCGTCGAGGGTGGCCAGGGTCGATTCGGCGAGCGCGACGCTCCAGCCAACCGGCATGCGGGTGGCCACATCGATGATGAGGGTGACCTCGGGCCGGAAGGGGCCGCCGTGGTGCGGGTGGGCGACTTCGGCGTCGAAGGTGTGACCGTCGGCGGCATAGATATCGCCGGGAATCAGTTCACTGGTGTCACGGCGGCGGAATCCCTTGATGGTCTTGATCTCCTTGGGTCCCATGCGGCCCTTGTTTTTCTGGACTTCGCCGACCTTCTCCAGGAAGCGGCGGGCCTGGCTGTAATTGATATCGACGCCTTCGGCGTTGAGGGCGCGGACCACTTCGCTCAGCGCGGGCTTCTGGGGCTTGCCCCAGGCTTTGAGCAGTAGCGCTCCCCAGGGGGGCATCTGGGCCCTGGCAGCTTCACGGGGCGCCAGGGCGGTGATGCCGACGGTGCGCTGGTCGCGCCAGCGAAACAGGGTGCGGCGGCTCAGGGTCTGCTTGCCCAACTCACCGCCGGAGCGGGCATTGGCGACGGGTACCAGGCTTTGCAGGTGGGGCGGCAGCTGCCCGGCCTGGGCCAGACTGACCACCTTCTCGACAGCCTTGGTGGTGCCGTGGAGCGGCTCCAGCTGCTCGATGAGCTGAAGCAGGGCCAGCCGGGCCTCCATGGTGCGGCGCTGCCAGCCTTTGAGTTCGCTCGAAGACGGCAGGACCTGGACGGCCAGTTCCTTGGTGACGGCTTCGACCTTCTCGGGCAGGTTGCAGACGTTGGCCGGGAGACTGGCGATGGCGGCATCGAGCAGGGCTTCACGGGCTTCTTTGGGCAGCACGTCCAGGTGGTACTCCCGCCCGCCTCCTTGGCCGTTGCGCTCTCGAAACGGCCAGGCTTCTCGTTTGGCGCGACGAATGACGCCGCTTTCTGTGCTCGGAAGCTTTGGGGTGCCAGCCAATTCGGCGGCGGTGTACCACTCCTGGGGTGTCATGGGCGGCTCTCCCAGAGCTCGATGCGGCGCTCGATCTCTTTTTCCTGGGCGGCCAGGGCTTTGCGTTGTTCGGCAAGGCGAGCGCGTTGCACCCTCAAGGCATCGGGGCCTTGCATGGCGAAGAGGCCGATGGACTGACCGACCACCTCCAGCAGGCGCCCGCAGCCGGTGACCCGGCAGAAGGCGGCGGCGTACTCCACCGGGAAGCGATGTCCCTCTTTGCTCTCGGCCGTCCAGGCGTCGAGCATGGCCTTGGAGATTTCGCAGTCGGTCAGGCGGCTCATCCGGGCGGCGATCTCCCAGCGATCCAACCCCGAGGTCTTGATGGACTCGTACAGGGCCACCCGCACAGCTCGACCCTGATTCAGGCTGCCGGGGGCGTCGGCCGAACCGGCCAATATCTGGTTTTGCGTGTGTTCGATCATCGCAAGAAGACTCATCTGATTCGGGTTGTCGATTTTTCGCTTGGCCATGGCCCCCTCCTGGACATGATCCGGTCTACAATCCGCCCGAATTTTAGCCGTTGCCGACCATCCGCCCGTCCGCTATCCTTGGGTCCTGGTCGAGGTAGTGGGCTTTCATTCGCTCTCGCAGGATCTGGCTCTCCAGCTCGGCCCTCTCATCGATGGCCCGGGCAATGAGCCGACGCAGCGCCCGGGGGCTTGCGGGGCCCCAGAGTTCGGTGGCCTTGCAGCCGAGGAAATCGGCAATCCGCTGCCGGGCATCCGGGCTGGGCCGAACGCCTGTGACGACCTTTTGAATGTGGTAGTAATTCAGCCCCGTTGCGGCGGCGATATCGGTTAAATCAATACCTTTGATTTCGAGCAGGCTTTGTAGGTTGTTCATAAGCTCTCCCTTGGGTAGGAGGTTGTGGTGGATATTCTGGGCACCGTTAAAAGCGCCTACGACCTGGTCAGAACCATTCAGGCCGATGTCAAAGACGCCCGGCTACAAAGCGCCATCTCGGAGCTGCTGACGAAGCTTAACGATGTACTCTTTCAACTCGGCGACCTCAGAAGTACGACCTTGAAACTTGAGCGGGAAAACGAGCAGCTTCGCTTGGAAAACAACCAGATGAAGCAGTGGAACCAAGACAAAGAGCAGTACGTCTTGAAGCAGTTGGGTCCTGGCACATTTGTATATGCCGCCAAAGAAGCCGAGCAGACCCCCAGTGAAGCAAAAGACAGCAGCTGCTACCTTTGCCCACACTGTTACGACCGCAGAGAAAAGGTGATCCTTCAGTTTTCCAGCTTTGGATTTGACGGGACTCATTACGTTTGCCACTCCTGCAAGCTTGAGGTGATTGACCGTAATCAGAAAGCTAAGGCGGAGGCGTTTACCGTGCCTCGAAAGACGAGGTGGGACGGATACTGAGACCTCCTCTTTTTTTTGGCTTTGCGGGTCTACAATGTGCGTACTTTGTTGACTTGGTGAGGTCAGAGTAAATCCACATAATACGCATGTCAACTAAAATAATACGCGTCAGAGTTCCACTTTGTACTCTCCGGCGAGGCTGCATGAAAATTGTCTTTAAAATTGAATATATACGTCTAAATTGCACGCTTTCTGACGCGTCAGAGTTAGGTCAGAGTTCCACATGAATAACCCTGACCTGTTCCCTGATCGCCTACGCGAAGCAATCGGAGCCGAAAGTGTGCGTACTTTTGCATTGAGGTGCGGAATTTCGGAGGGGGCTATTAGAAAATACTTGGCAAGCAGCAGCGAGCCGGGAATGTCGGCCCTCACAGCCATAGCAAAAGAAGCGGGTGTCACGATCGCTTGGCTCGCCACCGGCGAAGGCCCCATGCGCCACTGCGACAAGGTGGGGTCTGGAACGGTTGCGGAAGTGGCGAACCATTACGCCTCTGCAAAAGACCTGGAGGCTGAATACAGCCTGGTGCCCCGCTATGATGTGGCCGCAAGCGCCGGACATGGCTCGATAATTCACAGCGAGCAGGTTGTGGATCACCTCGCGTTTAAAACGAAATGGCTGCGGGGGGACATGGGCCTGGAGCCCGACAAGCTTGCCCTGATAACGGCCAAGGGTGACAGCATGGAGCCGACGATCCGCGACCGGGATCTGCTTCTGGTCGATACGCGGGAGAAGCCAGTATCGGACGGGGTTTACGTGTTGAGACTGGAGGGGAGCCTTATCGCGAAGCGAATTCAGCGCGACCTGCAGGGAGGCTTGATTGTAAGAAGCGACAATCCTGCATATCCTGAGCTGCGAGCGAGCAAAGACCAGGTTGGACTATTGGAGATAGTTGGCAGGATTGTTTGGACGGGGGGAAGGTTGTAGGGTGTTCAATGGTTTTAGGTATTATGGAAACGATACCTAAAAAAAAGAAATGGAGGGAGCCATGAAAATAACTCTATTAGTCTCAATATTTTTGTTTGCAATATTCCCGGGGCCTTCATTTTCAAAAAGCTTTGGCCCAAAACACGACAAAGTGGCCAAGCTATTTCAAGGCAATGAAGAACCGAAGGCAAAAGATGCTGTTTGGACTCAAGAAGATATTTTTAAAATAGGCGTCATAGATGACGGGACAAACCGAGACGGTTACGCCGAATATGCTTGCGCCGTTCTTTATAAAGAAGGTTTCAAAGGTAAGCGGGTCTGGGTCCAAATTATTGATATCGTGAAACTAAACAAAATAGGGGAATGGGTAAGGCTTGGCGAAGCCAAATGTAGGTAGGCAAAACGAGCTGAAAAAAGACTATTCTAGCTATCTAAAATAAGTGGGGCTGAGGCGCTAATATGTCTTTTGCTATTCATAGAAAATCTATTCATTGTCCGAACTGCAAATATGAGGGCGCTGCTAAAGTAAAAGGAACTGGAGGCACCCTTGCCATCGTCGGACTAATCTTGCTAATAGTTGGATTTTTCTTCTTGCCACTATTGATAGCTGCAATTTTACTATTTATAATTGCTACCATAAAGCCAGCAAAACAAATATGCCCTAAATGCAAATATGAAAACCCCATTCCACTACAACAGTGGAAAAAACAAAATTCCGCAAAATTCGTGTGTCCATTTTGCGCAGAACTAATTCAAAAAGATGCAATTAAATGCAAGCATTGTGGAAGTGACCTCACAAGCTTAGAAGTTAAAAATAAAATCAAAACAGCTGATAAAAGTCATATGAATTCACTTGCATACAAAGCAGGTAAATTTTTGAAAAAAATAATAAGCCTAACGCTTACCAGACCCACCCCCGACCGTAAAGCTGTCCGTTAAAACAAATTCGCGGTGCCAAACCAAGCGCAAAAAAGGCCCGGATTTCTCTGGGCCTCTTATTTTGGTGCCAAACCGACCGCAACAGCGAGCGATTTTAAATTTCCATCTAACCCCGCACAAATTCAATGATTCCCGCCGCCGCCCGCAGAATCCCACCCATTCCCGGTTGGTGCCATACCTTCTGCTAACTCACACTTGCGCAGCTCCCCGACGCTGGAGCAGGGCAGGGCGACGCCGTTCTTCTGCGCCAGGGCGAACATCATTTCCGGCTCCAGCGTGCCCTCGATGT